TTGAAGAGGAACCAGAAAAAAACTACAGTTATGAAGATTTGTCTAAAATGACGGATGTGTGTGCCAGCTGTGGTTCTGAAAATGTAAAAACAAACTAACAAACAAAGGAGTAAACATGTACTTAGACGAAGTAGAAATAAAAATACTTAGTAATGACTATGACCGCAAAGGTAAGCCATTTACTATCACAAGCCATGAATTTAATTTTAAAGATGGCGTTAAAGCTAAAGACCTATCTAGGTTCTTAGAGGATAGTGCGGACTCTTTAGGTTATAGGGCACAAGGCAAAGTCTCAGTTAAAATTGAGATTGATAGCAGAGACCAGTAACACTGAAGAGCCTTTAATAGGCGAAACTAGGGTTGACTTTCAATCCTAGTCTGTTACAAATAACCTTAAGACTTGACGGCGATTTGTAAACAACAAACAATAGGAGTGTGATATATGCTAGACTGGAAACAACGCAGCGTCTTAGTTGACAATGAAAAGACTAGACGGCGTTTTTTATCTGATGAAGAGTTCAAATTTGATTGCTCTATATCAGACAAACTTATGGGTCATTGGTACTTAGGCCGTTGCGATTATGAGGCAGCAGGCGTAAGTAAAGAAGACTTCCATAAGTATAGACTAAACAGAGATAAACTTTTAGACTATCACCAATTTACATTTTCTTATGTAAACTGTGATAATCAAAATAGTTTTGAAAAGTTTAATAGACTTTGTCAAAAATATAATATAACTGACATTGAGTGGATGCCTAAAACTAAACGAGAGAGTGACGGTTACAGCAGAGGAGCGTTGCAACAAATGATACTTAAATTTGTTTATGAAAATGACAAATTAAAGAAAAAACCTTTGTTAGCTAAACTACGTGAAACTTACCCTGATGTAAAACCTATAAGTTTAAACATACAATTAAACAATTTGTTAAAACATAGGGCTCTTGAAATAGACACAAAATACAAAACCAAACCGCTAGTAATAGAAGGTGCCTACTTTAAAAGTTGGTATTCAACTAAATGATTGAATTATTTTTGTCTATACCTAAAGACCTGCAAGTGTTAATACTTGCGGGTCTAGTGTTTTATGTGTATTTAACTATAACAGAGGAGCGTAACAAATGACATGGAAAAAGAAATATCAAATTATCAGGTTTTTACAACGCACATTCAGTTTAGAAGACCACGATAATTTAACACCTAATCAGGTAGCGCATAGGTCAGCTATTTTAATTGAGCGTATTATTGAAGGTAAAGAGACACCTAAAGTAAACCTTGAAAAAGAACTTATGCTATCTTTAAGAATACCTGACTAAGGTACCCTTAGTAGATACTAACAACATTAACCCAACAATTATAAAGGAGTTAACATTGGCTAAATTAATAGAGAGCATGCCAACTTACAATGATGAGCTGGCGCACGAAAAAGAGATGGCTGAACTTGGTAAAAATAGAACTAACAAAAGGCTTGTCTCACATGTAGAACGAGAAGAAGAGAGTGTCACCAGTTACGGTAAAGTTATGGTGGCCAACACTATCAGACCTTTGGCAATGGCTATTGCTGAATGGATTGAAGATACGTCTAAAAAGACTATAGGTAAACCTCCTATTGCTTTTGTCAAACTTTGCGAAGTGGAGCCTGAAGTATTGGCTTTGATTACTGGTAAGCATATTATTAATACGATTACTCAGTATAAACCACTTACTGCAACCTGTATCTCACTTGGTGGTAAAGTTGAAACTGAAATATCATTAAAGAATTTCAAAAACTTAAACCCTGAACTTTATCAAACTGTTAAAGCTGACTTAGACAAGCGTTCTTTTAACTACACTTATAAAAGACGTAAGTTAAGAGAGAGTGCTAAACGTGATGAAGTGATGAGCTGGGAAGAGTGGACTACACCAACTAAACTTCATGTCGGTATTAGACTTGTTGAACTTATGATTTATGCAACAGGTTTAATTGAGATAGGAACTGAAACTGTCAAACATAAAAAAGCTAAAATAATAAAACAAACAGATAAGACTAGAGAGTGGATTAAAAACAGGAATGGTTTTAATGAGTTATTAAACCCAGAGTATCTACCCACAGTAATGCCGCCAAAGGCGTGGTCAACTGTAGTTGGCGGTGGGTATTGGACTAAAGAGTTACCTGAGTTAGACTTAGTTAAACAAAAGAATAAACTGTTTAAAAAAGAACTTGAGAACTTTGACATGCCTGAAGTTTATGCTGCTGTGAATACCATGCAGAATACACCGTATAAGATAAACAAGTTTGTTTTAAAAGTTATGCAGGAAGCTTGGGACAAAGGTTTGGCCATTGGTGGTATGCCACCTAACGTTAACTATGACATACCAAACAAACCACACGACATTGAGACAAACGCAGAGAGCCGTAAAGACTGGAAAAGAAAAGCTGTAATGGTTCACACTGAAAATGCTAGGATGTTTTCTAAAAGATTACTCTATGCTAAAATTATGTGGCTTGCAGAAAAATTTAAAGATTATCAAACTTTATATTTTCCATTGCAATTAGATTTTAGAGGCAGAGCATATTGTGTACCTGCTTTTCTAAATTATCAAAGTATTACAGGTGCTAAGGCTTTATTGTCGTTTTCCAGAGGAAAAGAAATCACAAAAGAAAACAAAGGTGATTACTGGCTGGCTATTCATGGAGCCAACATGTTTGGACAAGATAAAATATCTTTAGAAGAGCGTGTTGAGTGGGTAAAAAACAATGAAGATATGATAATCAAATGTGCTGAAGACCCATTTACGAATAGACAATGGGAAGATGCATCAAATGGCTATCAATTTTTAGCGTTCTGTGATGAGTGGGCTAAGTTTAAAAAAGAAGGTTATGGCTTTGTGTCTCACATACCAGTGAGTGTTGATGGTTCATGTAATGGACTTCAAGTTTACTCATTGATGTTAAGAGACAGTAAAGCTGGTAAGCTTGTTAACTTATTACCTACAGATAAACCACAAGACATCTATCAATTAGTTGCTGATGCTGTAATTGAAAAACTAAAAGTTGATGCTGCGGAAAACAAACCGTATGCACAACTATGGTTGGACTATGGTATCAAACGTTCAACAACAAAGCGTAGTATTATGACTATCTGTTATGGTTCAACTAGATATTCATGCACAGACTTTGTGATTGAAGATTTAACTAAAAGAAAAGACAAAGGTGAAAACCATCCATTTATTGACGACCTGTTTAGGCCTGCAAGTTACCTTGCTGGTGTAATCTGGGACAGTATTGGTGACAACCTTGCTTCAGCTAGAATTGGAATGGACTACTTACAAACCATTGCAAGAGTTGTTGCAAGAGAACAACTTCCAATACATTGGATAACACCTGTTGGCTTCCCTGTTTATCAATCTTACCCTGAGATGAAATCTAAAAGAGTTAAGGCTATGTTAATGGGTGAAGTTATTAAACCAAGAATTAACACTGAGACTGACTTAACTGATAAGTTAAGAATGGGTAACGGTGTTGCACCAAACCTTGTTCACAGTGTTGACAGTGCTGCTATGATGAAGACTGTTAATATTGCACACAAAAATGGTATTCAAAACTTTTGTAATGTACATGATAGTTTTGGAACCACTGCTGGTGATGTTGAAGTTTTAAACCAGTCGTTGAGAGAAGCATTTGTAACTATGTTTTCTGAAAATGATATTTTAGAAAATTTTAGGAATGATGTTTTAAAACAACTACCTGTTGAACTTCATAAAAAAATACCTGAGGCACCTAGTAAAGGTAACTTAGATATAAACCAACTACGGGAAAGCAAATTCTTCTTTGCGTAAGGTTCCCATAGTAGAATAAAAAACCATAAAGGAGAAAAAATGGCAAAAAATATGTATGCCAAAATTGTTAGTCCAGAAGGCGTGTCTAAATACGCATGGCTAACAAAACCTGACACTAAGTTTGACAAAGACGGACATTTCAAAGTTAATCTTGTCGTTAGTGCAGAAGAGGCTCAGCCATTAATCCAACAGATTGATGCTGAGATGAAAAAAAGTGCTGAGATAGCTAAAGAGAAAAATAAAAAAGCTGTCAAAATGGCAAACCCACCGTATGAAACAGAGACTGATGACACTGGTGCAGAAACTGGTAACATTGAGTTTAAGTTTAAACGTAAGGCACAAATCATAGCATCAGATGGTAAAGTTATACCTTTTAAGGTAGCTATCTTTGATAGTTCTGGAACACCTATGACTGATACTAATGTTTGGTCGGGTAGTAAAATGAAAGTCAGTGCGGAATTAGTACACTGGTACACCGCAATGGCAGGTGCTGGCGTGTCTCTTAGATTAAGAGCAGTACAAATAACTGAACTTGTTGAAGGCGGTTCAGACAATGCGTCTGGATATGGCTTTGATAAAGTTGATAATGGTTATGTAGCACCAGAAAAGGTAAAAGAGGATGTGGCAGCAAAGACTGAAGAGAGCCAAGAAGCTGACTTCTAAACAAGTTGGACTTAGATATGGTTTTCGTTCTGGACTTGAAGAACAAGTTGCTACAGAATTGAGAAACAAAAGTGTTATGTATGAGTTTGAAAAGACTAAACTAAAATATGTTAAGCCTCAAAAGGCTCATACATACACACCTGATTTTTATTTACCAAAACAAAATATTTATATTGAAACTAAAGGTTTGTTTACTACACAAGACAGACAAAAAATGCGTCTTGTAAAAGAACAACATCCAGAATTAGATATTAGATTTGTATTTAGTAATTCAAATTCAAGAATTACAAAGAAATCAAAAACAACTTATGCAATGTGGTGTGAGAAGTATGGTTTTAAATATGCTGACAAGCATATACCTAAGGAGTGGATATGAGTAACTTAAGAAAAGATACTAAGTATATTGTCATTCATTCATCTGACACACATCCAAAACAAAATATACAAGTTAAAGATTTAGAAGTACAACACAGAAAAGAAGGTTTATTTTCATGTGCATTTCACAAAGTTATAACTAGAAATGGTGAAGTGCAAGATGGAAGAGATATTCAGATAGCTGGCGCACACATAGAAACTACAGCTAAGCTATCTAACAAAAATTCCATTGGTGTCTGCTTAATTGGTGGACTGACACCAGAGGGACAACCTGATTGTAATTTTACTTTCAAACAGTATGAGAGTTTAGTTAAGCTCATAGATGTTTTAAAAGCCAATTACAAAAAGGTTGAAGTTGTTGGTCACAGAGATGTGACTAGCTCCAAAGCTCCGCATTTCAATGTTAAAGAATTGCTGAGTTAGTTTGTTTGTTAAGCTCTGGGTGTAAAAACCCAGAGTGAAACATTCAAAATATTTTAGGAAAAAAATTTATGCAAGAAACACAAAGTAACTTTTTATATCATACACACTGTGAAGAGTGCGGCTCTAGTGATGCCAACTCTGTCTATGATGATGGACATACTTTTTGTTTCTCATGTAACACAATCAAAAAAGGAGTAGATGATTTGAAACCACAACAAACAAACGAAGTAGAAGATGTTAAATTTATTTCAGGTGACGTAAAAGAATTAGCTAAAAGAAAAATAGATTTAAAAACTACACAAAAGTTTAATTATCAAATTGGTAGTTGGTTTGGCAGACCTTGTCAGATTGCAAACTACTACAACAAAGATAAACAATTAGTTGCACAGAAATTAAGATACCCAGATAAAACTTTTCAGTGGTTGGGTGATGCAAAGCAATCAACATTGTTTGGTCAACACTTATGGGCTGACAAAGGTAAAATGCTTATTGTTACTGAAGGTGAGATAGATTGTTTATCTGTATCTAAAATTCAAGACAACAAATTCCCAGTAGTAAGTATAAAGTCAGGAGCACAAGGAGCTAAAAAAGATATTCAAAAAGAAATAGAATGGCTTGAAGGTTTTGAGTCTGTTATATTTATGTTTGACCAAGATGAGTATGGACAAAAAGCAGCTGTTGAATGTGCTAAATTATTATCACCTAACAAAGCAAAGATATGTACGTTACCATTAAAAGATGCTAACGAAATGTTATTACAAAACAGAACCAGAGAATTACTTAATTGTATGTGGGCAAGTAAACCATACAGACCTGATGGAATAGTTTTAGGTAGTGATTTATGGAATGAAATACAAACAGAAGATAACTATGTTAGTGTTGATTATCCATTTGAATGTTTAAATAAAAAAACTCATGGACTTAGAAAAGGTGAGTTAGTTACCATCACTGCTGGTAGTGGTGTAGGTAAATCAAGTTTTTGCAGGCACGTAGCATTGCATTTATTGCAGAAGGATTATTCAGTAGGCTACATTGCATTAGAAGAGAGCGTGAAAAGAAGTGCACTCGGTATCATGGGCGTTCAAGTTAAAAAGCCTTTACATCTAACAAGAGAAGGAATTAGTAATGAAGAACTTGAACGTACTTTTAAAGATACAATAGGCAATGGTAAGTTTTATTTATATAATCATTTTGGTTCTACTGTTGCTGACAATTTATTATCTAAAATAAGATACTTAGCAAAAGCATGCAACGTTGACTTTGTTATACTAGACCATTTACACATGGCGTTGTCTGCTATTGGTGACGAAACTACAAATGATGAGAGAAAACTTATTGATTATTTTGTCTCTAAATTAAGAACGCTGGTTGAAGAGACTGGCATTGGTTTAATACTTGTATCACATTTAAAAAGACCTGAAGGTAACAAA